CCTATATCTGCCCACTTGATTCCAACAGAAATTTTTACGATTTCGAGATCCTAGATATCTATCTAGGTTAGATCCAGAATTGATTTATATTTTATTTTTCCACTTTTATTTTGTGATTGACTTCGCGTGCAATCACTTTATTTTAATTTGTGGAATTATTTAATTTTATCATAGATCAACCTTACTTAGGTATTGATCCATTTATAATCAAGTAGCTCTGAGTATACTCAAGAGGAGAGTACTCAGAATCATTTTCATTGTTGCTTAGTCTGGATAGCTAAGCAACTTTTTATTTTCAATAACAACAAAAATATCCAAAATTTTTTGGTGATCACAATAACTCTTACACCCATTATCACCATAAACAAAAGACTTGTGTCGTCTAAGTAAAAACGCACATTTTTTAAACGACAAACTCATATTTCTAATCCCATAGTGTAATGTACAGTTGAGAGATTTTACGTAACTTCTCAACATGCTGTATGTGACACTGTCAGATTATTATACATTTACTTTTTGCCACTTGCACTTAGTGAAAATAGATCGATCTACTATTTTAGAATTTCGGGTGTAATGCCATACTATAAGTATGACAAGAGATTCATAAAGAAAAGATCAAAAATCCAATTTTTTACTTTTTCAGCATTTTTGGATGTACTTTTACCAACAAAAAATGTAGATAACTTTTAAAACTATGGAATGTCACAATAACTCAAAAACCCCCCCCCTTAGTAAAACAGGCGATAAGAAAGAAAAGGCTAAAGACGGAGCAAACACATATAGTGACAACGTTAGTCATGTTGATAAAAAGAACATGGCCGATGTTTTTACAGAGATTTTAGAGAATCTCGCCGATCGGAAGAAGATAGATAAAATCATATTTAGAGACTATGAAGAAGAAGGCTTTTCTAGGCCTAGTCCTGGAATACTAGCCTTTTGTGATATCGCAGTCTCTTCATTTGCTAGCGTCTCCGGTCACTCTGACAATATAGTTGTCAGAGTTATTTTAGCATTATTAGATGCTATAGCGATGTTACCCAAAAATGTAGATGGGGGTTCTCTATATTTTTTTGTTAGACATCTTGTTACATGTAATACAACTATGTCAATTATAACTTTTAATGAATTTTGGCAAGAATGTCTATTTAGCATCATTTTTAATATATTTAGTGACTTGGATGCTGAGAGTTCAGATGGAATACAAATCACGGAAGATGAATACCGTGAAATGTTTGAATCTAAACTTCCATCTCAAGTAGGAGAGACAATAGATGAGGATGAGAATGTCTTTGCTGAGAAAGATAGTAATGATAGTAATAGCGAGCAAGATGAAAATAGTCTTAATACTGTTGATATAAGTTCAGTTAAAGTTATTGATGCCAGTGAGTTAGATATACAATCGACAATTGGTGCTCGCAAATTTTATAATGAATTTAGAAAATTTTTGAATAATTGGGATAAATTAGCCAATGCTCGTATTACTGATTCAATTTGTAAATTAATAGTTAATGTATTTGCTGCCTCTTATTTATGGGAGCATAAAGAAGCGCTTCGTATGGTCGGTATTAGTACTGATTATTTAAAGTATGCTTCTAAAGTTTCCTATCCAAGAGGTATTTATGATATATTGGACAATATTGGCAACATTTTTGATTCAATTTTGTTAGCAGTTGAACATGGTAGTTCTGATATGTTATTTTTTCAGAGCACTCAGTTCGAAAGCCTTCAAATTAAATGCTCTACCATGATAGGCTATAAAGCTAGATATGAGCTTATGGACATGGATGGTATTGATTTTGAAGAAGCACAGGCTAGGATAAGTTTATTACTAGAAGAGATTAATGAGACAAAGAGACTAGTTAAGGAAGATAGTCCAGATACAGTAATGCTTAAATATTTTGAACGAGAGCTTAAAAGTATAGATCTTGATTTAAGATCTAAATATATTGATATGAAACAGAGAAGACCTCCATTATCATTAATGTTAATAGGTCCTGCTCGCATTGGTAAATCAACTTCTGTTGATTATTTTGCAGCTATGGTTTATGATATAATGAATGAAGGAGGATGGGTGACAACAAGATATGACAAGCGTTTTAAATATTTTAGAAATACAGCTGATAAATTTTGGTCAGGAATTCATAACCATCATAAAGTTATTATTATTGATGATCCATCTCAGAAAAAGGTTGAAGTAGATCCCACTAATGCAGGAGGTTTGGATGAGTTTATTGCTTTAGACAATACTACTCCTTTTTCTCCTAATGTTGCTGAACTTGAAAAGAAAGGTTCTGTGATGTTGCGTCCTGATCTTCTTTTAATTACAACTAATTTTAGAGATGGGGGAATTTCCAAATATTTTGAACGTTCAGGAGGCGCTCATAGACGTGCTATACGTCTTGAAATGAGAGTTATTAAATCAGCTCGACTCGCCAACACTACTGAAATTGGTGATGTTGGTGATAGAGAGCCTTCTGAAGTTTGGGAATTCTGTGTACATAGAAATTTTGTAGTGGGTAATAACTTCCATAAAAAATATTGGAATAATACCACTATGAGTTATGGTAATCAACCCTACTGGTTTAATATTAAAGAACTCTATTCATTTATGGAAATATATGTTAGGGACCATTTTGAAGCCATTGATTCTGCAGATAAAAAGAGAGAAGATTTTTTAAATAGTGAAAAGTGTTCAAAATGTAAGAGGAGACCTGCTTTTTGTGCCTGTATGAAATTACAGAGCACGTTTGGTGATATTGCTCCTCTTGTTGATCCTGATTTTCCTACTGAAGAAGAGATTACATGTAGTTTTTGTAAAAATATAGCTCATGAATGTACCTGTGCCATAGAAGATGAATATAGTCTTAATAATCCATGGGCCATTTTATTCATGTTTTTACTTGCTTTATATTTTCAACAGTACTTTTTCTTGTATTTTGCATTTTTCTCTTTTATTTTCTATGTCCATAGTCCAGTTGGATATTTTGCATGTAAGTGTGGTTCAAATTCATTTGTTTTAAGCATATTGTATATGTTTGTTTTATCATCAATTTTTATCTCTTATATTGCAATTAATGTAGATTTTTATAGGTATCTGCCTCATATAGGTGAGAGAATGTATAAATTTGCACATCGTAGAGAAATAGTGATCATGAAGGAACAAATGATTATTTTCTTTCATGCTAAAGTACCACTTTCCCAAACTAGGTTATTTAGGACAACAGCTAAGGCGGCTGTTAAGGGAGAGACAATTCAGTCCATGAATAAGAAGGTAATGATAGCTTCGACATCTGTGTTTGTTTCAGTAGCAACGCTCGCTAGTCTTATTTACTTCATGAGCCGTAGAGGTAATGGTGAAAAAGACAAGAGAGAGGTTCAAACAGATGCTAAAGATGATTTGAGAGATAATATTAGTGTAAGTTATACTACTCTTGATGAAATTAGAAGCAGACAATTAAAGAAAGTTCCAGATGTTGATCCACCACGTCATATTCCTTGGGAGTCATATGTCTTAGAACAGACTAAATTCTCAGGAGCAAAATCTACAACAACTTTGAATGATCTAGTTTCAACAATAAAACGATCTTTGATGGTTGTTCAATTTAAATATGTTAATAAGAAAGGAGAAATGAAAATTTCTTCTGTTCATGGTCTTGGTATTTATGGCTCTGTTATTTTGGTTCCTAGACACTTTATTAAAAATGTCACTTTGCCTTATAATTTTAATTTCTTTAGAGGTAACGATGATATTAATTTAAGTGTTCAGGATATTGAATTGACTGCAGAATGTGTTGATGATCCAGATGATGGAGTTGATTTTGTTTTAATTTCACATCCAATTCTTGGTCCCTTTAAGGACATAAGAAAGTTTATACATACAGAGCCATTGACGGGTTTGTATGAGGGAATTATGTTGAAATATAATCAAGAAACAACTAATTTGGATATGTTTGACTTAGATGGTATAAATATGGTTAAAGTTAAATATAAAGACCAAATAATGAATCATGGATATGAAGCGTATTCTAATAAAGAGACAATTAATGGCGATTGTGGCTCTCCATATATTGTAAAGTCATCAAATGGAGTTGCAATTGCTGGAGTTCATATGATTGCCCATGGATATTTGAAAAGTTTTAATCAATATCATATAACATGTTTGGCAATCCCTGAGAGATATCTTCAGCATAAAAGGGCTCACTTACCATTTTCAGAGTCGAATTTAGATTTACAATCTGCACATCATATTTCAGATCCTTTAGATGAAAAGATGCATTGGAAGAGTTCTATAAATCATCTGACTGGCTTTGGCGAAATATTAGGTATACGTGACGCTAATATAGTTAAGATGAAATCTTCCGTGGTAGAAACTATGATGTGTAAGGATGTTTTGAAATATTTTGATATGATTGAGCCTGATTACCATTCCCCTGCATCTTGTAATTCAAAAGATGCTTATACGTTAAATGCTATACAAATGATGACTAAGAAGGCTAATATACCAATCAGTTATATTGATAAAGCAACTGATATACTTGTTGATCATTATGTTTCATTAGTGGAAAAACATAATATTGTTATTCCATCTGGACCTTATGATCAAGATACTGGTGTTAATGGCTTTGATGGTGATCATTTAGTTAATAGATTACCCCCTAAAACATCTGGGGGGATTGGACATCAAGGAGAGAAAAAGAAGTATTTTCATGTTTTGCCTCCAACTGAAGACCATAGATTGAGATATGGTGTTAATAAAGAGATTCAGGAGGAGATAGATTATATTTATTCAACTATGCTTAAAGGAGAGATGCCTACCGCAATATTTATGTGTCACTTAAAAGATGAGCCTTTATCTGCTAAGAAGATAGCTATAAATAAGGTTCGTCTATTTAATGGATGTCCTTTGGCTTTATCTATTGTGATACGTCAGTATTGGATGTGGTTAGCGAAACTTCTAATGCATAAAGATTTAAGACACCATTTTGGCTCAGCCATTGGTGCAAATTGCCATTCAAGAGATTGGCATGTATTCTATGAATATTTGATGAAAAGACCTCAAGTTACAGCGGGTGATTTTGCTTTTTTTGATAAAGGAGCAATGTCCCGCGTGATTCTTCTCTTCTCACGGAAAATTGTTATATTGCTTGCAAATGCTGGGTGGAGTAATCAAGATATAATGTTTGCACTTATTTTGGTTGCTCGGCTGTGCTATGGCCAGATAGAAATTGAGGGTGTTATCATGGGTTTATATGGTGTTTCGTTATCGGGACATCCATTGACCACATGGTTTAACACTGTTATTAATCTGGTTTATTTGATTTCAGCACAATTAGCCATTAGAGACGAACTTAAGATGGATTTGTCTGTAGAGAGATTTTTCTGGCAATATACTCACCCTTTGACATTTGGTGATGACAATGTGTGGTCTACTGAGATTACTTGGTTCACACATACAACGGTTAGTAAAAAACTGGCAGAGTGGAATATTAAATACACTCTTCCAGATAAAACGGACAGAGAACAAGCTTTTATGAACATTGAAGATGTTGATTTTTTAAAGCGAAAGTTTGTTCGTACACATGTTAGAGGGTGGGTTAGAGCTCCCGTTGATGAAAAATCATTAATAAAATCTCTTACAGTTTGCAATGTATCAAAAAGCATAAGTTTTAAGGAACAATGTGCTAGTATCATTGCACAAGTGAATCTTGAATATTTTCAGTATTCGAGGAAAGTATTCACTGCCAGACATATTTTTCTTAATAATCTATGTCATAAATATAAGTTACTACCATATATACCTGGTGGAAAGCTTAAAAATTACAAAGAGTGGCTTGTTTATTACAAGCCAAGTTCGTTTGGCCGGCGTGCGAGATCTAATAAGGATAAGGAAGACGAGCCTGTTAATAAAGATTAAAAATATTAAAATAGAAATAACACTTATGGGTAAAAATTTTCTTAAAAAAGTTGTTCGTACATGCTGCAACTCTAAAACAGCGCGTGTACAACCCCTTACTATTGCTGAGACTATTCAGTTTTTGGCTGATGGTACGATTATTATTCCAGTACCTCCTGATAAGAGAGTCAAAGTTGTTGACTATAAGGATGGTAAAGTTCAAGCTGAGGTTGAAGCTACCTTGGAGGATACATCATTAGAACAGGAGACAAATGTTATGTTTATGGATGATCCAGAGGAGCATATGTTAACTTTGGCGCCAGCACCTTCAGGGCCCGGATATGATGATGCATTACAAGATAATGCCAGTCTTTCTCAATTTTTGAGTAGACCGGTAATTTTGCATACAGCCGAATGGGATGTTTCATCTGCGTTAGCATACCAAATCTTTCCTTGGCATAAATTTATTACCAATGCCGCTGTGGAGAATAAAATTAGTAATTATAAACTGATTAGAGCTACTCTACATATAAAGATATTGATAAATGGTACACCCTTCCATTATGGAAGGGTTGTCGCAGGTATTAGACCGGGTTTTTTTGATAATTATTATTACACAGATACGGTTTTGACCAATTACACAACATTAAATATAGCGGACGGAGCCTTAACAACATCAACACAACAACCACTCAAGGTATTATATAGTTCACGTCCAAAAGTGTTTTTGGATCCAGCCAAATCACAACCAGCACATATTCACTGGCCCTTTTTTACACCTGTAAATTGGTTAGATATCAGTACGAAAGATGCGTCTGATGATCAAGATAATCATTTTATGCAGATGGGAGCGTTGGAAATGTGGTCTTTGAATGACTTGGCTCATGCTTCAGCAGGTACAGATCCAGTAACAATTCAAATAATAGGATGGATGGACGATGTTGAGCTTTCTGGTTTAACAATCCAATCATCTAAGAGCTCGTCAGACTATTTTAAAAAAGGAGCTAAAAGAAAGAGCAAAGGAAGTGGTAAGAATCAAAAAAGTGCAGCCTCAAAACAGGGAGGTAGTAATCCTTCACCAAAGTTGGTAGGTGGTTCAAAATCTGAAGCAGCGGAGAGTGGACCTATTTCTGGTCCGGCTTCTGCTGTTGCCAATGTGGCTGATAAGTTGCATGGGATACCTGTCATTGGCGATTTTGCCAAAGCAACATCAATGGGTGCCAGCGCCGTAGCTAGTATAGCGCGTTTATTTGGTTATTCAAATCCTGTTTCATTAGAACCAATGGCTGTAGTCAGACCTACATATATGGGTCCAATGGCAAATGTTATTGGTAGAGAAGGGATTGTGAAATTATCATTAGATCCACAACAAGAGCTTACGGTGGATCCAAGAACAGCTGGTTTGGGAGGTGAAGATGAATTATCTTTTGCACATATTTGTTCGAGAGAGGCATTTATCTCCACTATTATATGGCCAGTTGATTCACTAACTAGGCTGTATTGGTCAGCCGTGACCCCAGAGATGTTTATGAGATGGGAAGATAGTGGTACAGGAGTCACTTATGAATTTGATGGCATGACTCCAATGTGTGGAGCTTCTTTGCCATTCAAATACTGGACAGGCTCAATAAGATTTAGAGTACAAATAGTTGCCTCACAATATCATAGAGGTAGACTGTTGATTGTTTTTGATCCAAATTTCGCTTCAAGTTATTCGACCACAACCATTCCAGATTTGAATAATGTTTATTCGATGGTTGTTGATATTAGTGAAACATCTGATGTTTCATTTGATGTCACTTGGTCACAAGCTGCGGAGTATGGATTACTAGAATATTTCACGTATGGTGGTAATAGCACATTGTGTGCTACAGGAAACAATATTTCAACTGTTGCAAATTCTCCAAAATATTTTAATGGAGGTATAGCAATTTATCCTTTGACTAATTTGGTTTCTCCAAATAGTTCATCGGCTCATATAAACATTTTTGTCTCAGGTGGTGACGATTTAAAATTTGCTGGGCCGGGCACTGATGTTGCCCCAATGACGCCAGCTTATTATGGAACCCAGAATGATGGAAATGCGTTGGAAATCCAATCTGATGGAGCAGGTACTGACATGTTTAATAAAGCAGATGAATCTGCTCCAGATCATGAGGCGATATGTCAAATTAATCCTTCTTCTGGATCTACTGGGATGACTGATTTGGTGTTTATGGGTGAGGTCATCCCATCAGCAAGGCTTCTGATGAAAAGATATAGCGAAGTATGCCCATATGTGGATATTCCAGTGGGCAGTGTGACGACAAGTATTAGATATAATGTTCTGCCAACTTATCCGGGTGTTAATGTTAGATGTTCCCAACAAGATGTGACGTTGGATGTACTTGCAGCACCCTGGAATTATTGTTATCTTGATTATATTTCTTATTTCAAGATGGCATATGTTGGAGAAAGAGGCAATGTCCGTTATAAGGTGTACAACGGACTGTCTCAATCAACTGTCAATAGAGGTACACCACTCATTGTGACGCGTAATGATGTATATCAGACAGAAGATACTAACGTTGGTTTCACTGTTAGTCCACTTGGACTTGGGACAGCGTCAGAGCTTGCGCATAATAATAGAGCATTAGTAAGTAATGCGCACAATAACTACGGTATTGCCGTAACAACCATTAAACACCAACCATTTATTGAATTTGAGATTCCGCAATATATGAGAACTAGGTTCTCAATGATACATGCGCTAAGAACGGGATCCGAGAATGAATTCAATACTCAGTTTCGACAAAATTATTATCTCCATCTCTGGATGGATCAAGGTGTCGTACCGAGAGTAATGCGCAGATGGGTTGCAACTG